TTAGAAGATTATGAACGTAATCGCAGACTGATCGATCTTAGTTATCAACCAGAGCACATTAAAGAAATTATTAAAAGTACGATTTCAACAGCGGTTAATTCTAATAAAAATATTAGCCAAGTCGGCATTAGGTTGATGAAATTTTGCAATCTCTATGATTTGAAAAAAATCTCGGAGCAGGCACAGAGTTATGCCGAACCCTTAAACGCGAGGTACACACTATGACAGACTTACATGCAAAGCCAATTATCGATAATAAATTTTGGATCGTGGAAAAGGACGGTGCAAAATTTGCTACGCTGAGAAAAAGTGACGACGATCGGTTCGTCTTAAGTAACGAAACAGGTATTAAAATTTATGACACTAAAGAAAGTTTAACAAAACAGTTTGGGAAAGATTTTTTCGTAGCGAAGATTATCAAAGAAGCCGACGATAATCAACCAAATGAAGTACATGGATATAGTACAAGTACATCGCCACACAATGCTATGTTTGATATCAAAAGAAAACTTCCTTTGTTTACAAAAAGCGGTGATTCAAAAAGTTTATACTGCGCTGGTTACTATGTTATTCGTTTCGACAAAGGTTGGGTAAAATCATTTTGCCCTAAATTAATTACTCTCCAAAGATACGAATTTAGAGGACCATTTAAAACCGAACTAGAAATGAAACAGGTGCTATCTAATGTCTCAAAATAATATACCGGTTAAACTGCCGGCAATAGAAAAACTTATAACAAGAATAAATTCTGCCGAAAAAACCAATCAAAAAGAAGTTAAATTGACGATGCAAGAATCTAAGGATATTGTGTACGAATTGGCTATCTTAACATCTAGGCTAGGCCTCACAGTTCAAGAAATACATAAAATGTTATCAGAAATACGCGAATCTGCAACAAAGATAGACGTTAAATTCGACGGCGGAACTTTTTAAAAGACATAAATATATACGTGGTTTATTAGGAACACGTATATAATGAGCAGACCAAAGCCTAAAGTAATTCTTGAATTCGTTAACAAAGAAAACTTTAAGATCGAACAGATACTTGAAAGCGATGCTATTTGGGCGGTATTTTATCAAGGGCAACCTTTCAATTTGAAGAGTGGAAGTATTGTGGCGGCACAACCGGGACCGAAATATAAAAAGGTATCATTTTCTAATCCTGGTCATGCATATAACCTTGCAAAAAAATTAAACAAACTTTTTAAAACTCAAGATTTCAAAGTTTATAAACTCACATCCGGTCAAGTTGTATAATGGATCTCAAGGAAGAATATACAAAAACTTTTTTAAAAGCAGCAGGTCTTGATGTAGACCAAAATATAATTAAAACACACCGAAGTAAATGGTGGCACAATTTAAGATCAAAAACATCAGGCGGGCTTCGGCTGACTACAGAAGCATTAGAATTTATTACAGATCAAGCAGACATCAAAACATACGATGTTCCTATTCCTAAAGAAATAAAAATAACACCTCAAATTTTTATTTGGTTAGATCAATTTATCAATTCTCCTTATCATATTACAAAAACAAATATTACAGTTCTATCTGAAAAAGCAGCATTTGAATTATATTTGTTTTCGGGCGATGTTGAAAAATTAGGTCAATCAAAAGCCATGGCGAAAAGACTTCGCTCAGATCTTGACGATTCAGAATAACCTCACTATAAATATTTCATGATAGAATTCAACCCTTTAAATATCTTAGACGAAAGAAAATTGGATCGAATTCCACCTCATTTTTCAAAAACAAGAATAAGTGAGTATGAAATTTCGCAAGATATCGAAAATTGGATTATGGGTAAATGTAAAGGTAGATTTGCTTTTGGAAAAGATTCGTCTTCTGAAAGTTATATCAAAAATAGATCTCATAACTTTGTTGGGTTTGAAGATGAAAAAGAACTGACATACTTTATGTTAGCATGTCCATATCTTAGGAGATAGAAATGACAGACGTAAATGAAAACACACAAACACCAGCAGCACCGGCTGCAGAACAAACACAGACAGTAGCAAATGGATCACCCCAAGGCCCAGACCTTAATCTTAGTGATCTTAACTCGATTAAAAGCATCATCGATGTTGCATCACAGCGAGGAGCGTTTAAAGCCAACGAATTAGAATCAGTTGGTAAAATTTATAACCGCCTCAGTGCCTTTTTAGACTCTGTGGCTAAAAAGGAACAGTAAAATGAAAACCATCAAACACATCGGCCGTATGAAAAATACGGGTGCAAAAGTCATTGTAGTATTTAGAGTTCTACCTGGAGAATCAAATCATGCCCTAGTTCTTCCAGTGGCAGGTTTATCAGACTCATATCACGATGCAATCATGCAGGTGCTAGAAAGTGATCAAGGACAAGATGTATACGAATTTGGCGAAATTATGCACATTAGGCATTTTCCAGATGGGCGTCCAATGTTAGTTGCTATGCAACAAGATAATAGGATGCAGAAAGTTGTAACCGATAGTGTTATTATGATGCCGACTCATACTAAAGACATTCCCTTAAGCGATTTAAATGTGCTGATAGCAGAACAAAAGAACGTTGCAGTTGATGATCTTCCATTCTTAGTAAGTGGTGCTAGACCAAAAGACATTCAAGAAAAGAAAAAATCCGAAACTGTCACAGTTGATCCCGTTAAAGCACCAGGAAACGAACCTCTCAGCGATAAAGATCTTGCTAGGAGTTATCGCAGCCAAGCCGATGCAATGTATAAAGAAGCGGCCAGACTAAGAAGAGAAGCAGACGATCTAGATCCTCCTCAGAAGAAAACTGTTTCGAAGGTAAAAGAAGAAGCAGGTGCCTAAACGTCTTTTTAGATCGCCTGCTGACCTAGTCAAACAATGGCCGGAAGTATTCGAAGACCTTTACATTAATACCATGCCTGTAGCATATCTCGAAATGCTACGTTTAGAATTTCATAATGGAAGAATTTGGGAAATTGATGTAATGGACTACGCAGGCGAACTAGATCCAAACAGAATAGTAGATATTCTTCACGAATACGAAGCAGAAATTTCTAAAATTGATTTTAGAATAAATGTGAATAAACTAAAAGAAGATATTGACAAAGCCACTAAAAAGATTTTATAGCAGGAATTATAATTTCTTTAGCCCAGGCAGCATGTCCTGCATCATCATAATGCCCGCAAATCATTTTTGTTGCGGGATATTTTTTGTCTAGCCAATTGGAAAATGATTCATTTAACCACTTGTCTTTATGAAACGAATTTAACAACTCAAATTGATCATATAATTTCTTATCCTTAAATTGAGTTTCCCACCAAGAACCATAAGAATCCGAACACACGTATCCAAAAAAATTAATTTTATGTAAAGTTAAAATTGATGTGATAGCAGATTTATATCCCAACCAATTTCTAATCCAATGATTGTCACTGGTTAACATATAAAAACTTTGTAATAATTTATTTTTATTTTTATTATGTCCATCAAAATATCCCGGACCGTGAATACGATATGTCTTTAGTTTTTCGTTTTCATCAGTAATCAAACTGAACCTATGCATTTGTCCAGGCAATTGCACAATCACTAAATCGTCTTGCTTAGATTCTTTTATACAATATTCTAGTATATCATAATACATCAAATCAATACCGGAACCTGCTTTGGAATGATTGATAACTTCAATGTCTAAAATTTTAGAAACTATAGAGGGCCAAGAGAATTGACTGGGTTTATCCATGTCGTTAATAGTCCAATCTGCAAGACCGTGCCCTACCGAATGGCTAGTTCCGAAAATCACAATTCTTTTAATCATACAATTGTTCTTTTAGTCTCTTTCTTTCTTCTAAAAATTCTAAATTTGTCATATAAAAAATTTTTTTATCTAACTCTACTCTGTTAAACATATTACAAATATTTTTATCTAAAGTTAGATTTATATCGTACTCTATATATATTATTTTTTCTAATCTGTCGTGACCTATAAAAAATTCATCACCATTGGGCATTTTCATCACTACACGATTTAATATTCCTGCATAATAATCAATTCTATCAATATTAGATCTATACTCAAGATGCGGTGAAAGTGCATTATAAGGACTAAAAACTACAGATACATCTTTAGTCACAGGTTTTAAATTTTGAAATACTTTATATCCTATAACCTGCATATTCTCTAAAGGCACTTGTGAAAAAATTATTGATTTAATATCTGTTCTACCATGCATAATAGAACCTACTATTCTATTAAATCCCGGGTGAATAAACCATCTATTTGATACTGTAAAATAATTAACTGTAACAGGATCAATTAATTCATCCGCAAAAGCATAGCAATTAAATAATTTTGTAAGATTTTTTTTACTATGAATTACTCTATCAAAAAATGTTTCTGAAAAATTGAAATATTTAAATCTAGGATTTGTTATGGTCAAAGACATATCTGCTGTATAAGTAAAAATCATTTTCCATGCCTTAAGTCTGCCAATTCGGGAAAGGTTTTATAAAAATTTTCACCTCTAATGTTATCAACACCTTCAACTACACGAATCCATTCTTTTTTCCAGAATTCGCTATCGTCTCGTTGTTCCAACAATAGATTAATAGCAGATTCAAAACCGGATATAGTTCTTTCAGTATTAGGAAAAGATTTTAACCATGTTATATGTTCTCGATATAATTTTATAAGAATCAACTTGTGGCTATCGGGCAAATCTCTTATGCAGAAAGGTGGCGGTCCAAATAGTATGTTTACATTAAAATTTTCAGGTTGAATAAATCCTAGCGACACCCATTCTTTATGTAGTTCAATAATATTGTAAGAATTTAAAATACTTAAAGTACAACTGATATAAAATCTTATTTTTGGAAATTCTAATAATCGTTTTCTATTATCGATCACTCTAGTCCATGAAATGTTCTTTCTTATATACTCGCCCCTTTCGTGATTACCATCTAGACTTGCTCCAATGGTAATCCATTTAAATTTTTTCCAATAATTAATAACATCATATTCTCTATATGTGAGTTTGCTGAAATTGGTGTTATAAAAAATTGATACATTATCATTTCTATGATTGGCTAATAGATAATCTAAAATTTCATAGTGTTCATCCATGATTAGCGGTTCTCCGCCGGCAAAATATATATGTTCAACAGTATCTAGAATCGGATGAAAATCTTTCACTGTCACATCGGTTACAATTTTCTTAACTATCGGAAGGTTGGGATTTAATATCTTATAATCTGCAGCCCAACTTGAACTGTAACTAGGCGCACATGTCCTACATTTTAGATTGCATTTATTACTGAATCTAACATCAAGATATTTTATATAGAGACGAGATAGGGAATAATCTTCGTTGATTATTTCGTTGATTGTATTAAATTCTTTTTGAAAAATCCTATTTTGTTCTTGTCTTAGACTAGGTAAACCTATGCTTTCGTTTTTCCAACAGGTTTCACAAGATGGATGTTTCACTCCGTTAAGAAGATCTTTTCTTAATTCTTGCATTTTGGGATGATTGTAAGACTTTAATATATCTTTTTCTGTATTGATCTCTGTAATTTTATTGATACAGCACGGAGAAAGATTATTTTCTGGTCCTACATAGCACGACACAAAAGGAGAAGCACAAAAGGTATCCATATTAAAATTAAATTTTTCTTCATCAACGGATTTTTCTTTTTTAAAAAAATTGAAAAAATTAATACGCTTTTCCATTTCATTCAAAATATTTTTGTACTTTATGATAATAATCGCTGGGAATAACACTTAATACATTTTCATTTCTAACAGCATCGTAACGTAAAAACTCCTTATATGCTTGTTTTATCTCAGTGTCGGTGGGGTTTTCACTTCTCATAAAATTAAGTATGCCCTCGATATCATTTTTATATTTTCCCCAATCGTAACTAGACCATTTTTCTTCTATAAGATCCTTTACTTCTCGAGGAATCATTACAATACTCATGTGCCTTGGCCAATGAATTATATTGTTCCAAATTCTAAATCTAGGAACGTGCTCTTTACACCAAGAATGAAAATCAGGCAAAGAGTAGGCATTTAGCCATCCTATGGTATGAGATATAGAAAATCCTACATCTTTTATATCGTGATACCGAATTATGTTATCTTTGACCTCTTCCCAATTCCCCGGATGCCGAAGATAATTGTACATTGCTCCTGTACCGTCAATACTCAAACCAACACCTAATGACTTAAAATTTGCTGATAATTTTTTAATTGTTTCGCCGGCATAAATTGTAGCATTAGAACTCATGTCCATATTGATATTTTTGCTAAGACCAGAATCGATAAGTTCTTGCCAAATAGTTTCCCATTTTTTAATATAAAAAGGTTCTCCGCCAACTATTTCTAATCTTTTTACTTTAGACATCCACGATTTTCTATCTTCCCACAGTACACTCTTACTATCGCTAGGTTGACCGTGGTCCATCTTATATCCAGTCCATCCCCATACTACTTTATGTTCGGCCTGCCATTGACTGCTATGACTAGGGGTGCAACTACGACATTTTAGATTACAGGCATTGCTGATAATCATTTGATATTCTATAGGATATTCTGGTTCAGATTCAAAATCCGTATTGCGTCCTAGATTTCCGTCAAGATAACTTAGTCGCTTACTTGTATAATTATTTTCTTCATCTTTAATACAAGTTTGGCACCCGACTGGTTTTTCGCCGTTACGAAACTGCTGTCTTAGATTCTTCATGTACAAACTTGAAAATATTTCTTTTACAGTATGTGTTTGAACGTAAAAAGGTTCACCGTTATCTTGTTTGATGTGGTCTTTGTACAGACAACAAGGTCGCACTTTACCGTCAGGATCGTTACTAAATCCGTTCCACGGAAGGCTACAATGCCATTTAAATTTGTTCGTACCAATCATTTATTGGTCCTTTAAATGCTTGACTGAAATTTTTATTTCTTCTAATGTCGTATTGATCGTAAAAAATTTTAAAATCTTTTTCTGCTGTATCTCTTATAAATCCCTCGCCGTGAGGGATCTTTATCACATCTAAATAATCAATTAATCTCTCTATATGATTTTTTTCAAATTCGTGCAATAAATCGTTGTTTTTATTTTTTTCGTACCAAGATATCAATTTAGATCTATAATGGGATCTTAGATCCATAGGCAAAACTATAGGTCCTTGAAAACTAGGAAAACGTAAAATGTTTAAACTAAAAGCCAATGCCTGACGTCCGTATATAGACTTCCATTCTAACATTAAATCCATAAATTCAGTTAATGAATCTAAACACAGAGCATTTATTGTTCCCATTACATTTAAACTTTTAAGTTGTCTAGAATCTAAAAGAAATAGCATGTTCTCTTTCCATTGATTCCAATCTAAACCATCTCTTATATACTCTGCTTGTAATCCTACTGATTCATTACTAGAATATAAAGTTAGTTCATTGCCGCTGGTAGCCTCTAACATTCTTTCAAGAACAGATCTGTCAAATCCCAAATTAGAATTAACTGCTAATTTAGTTTTACTTTTTGATTTATTTTCCTTAAACCAATCAAATAATTTCCAGGTATGTCCGCTCATTAACGGTTCACCTCCTGTAATTCTTAGTTCTGTTAGGGTTCTGTGAAGATCCGATTCCCACCATTGGAAGAATGCCTCAATGTAAGGATTAGTTTCACTAAAATCATAAAGTTGATCGGCATTGTGTTCGTGAGTAAAATGTCCCCTACCGTCTGTACGAATGTTTATATATGGGCCGTTTTTCTTTATATCCTTAACCCATGTTGTGGAAAATCCTGGATTACAATAGGAACAAGCGAATTGACAGGTACGATCAAAAGCGATTTCCAAAGTTCTTAAATCAACGTCTTGATTATAATCTAAATTTTTGGCGTCTATTAATTCTTCATCAGTAAAGGTCATACTTTTATAAGGACGATCGCTAATAGCATCCTTACCCATATCTTCAATTTTCCAGCAGTATTCACAACCGGGTGGCCTTTCTCCTGTTTGCATTTTTCTTCTATCTTCTTTCTTTTCAGGAGTATTATGTAGTGTTTTATAATTTTTTTTAATTGAATCGACACTTATAAAATGTGCAGGCGGATGATGACAACTAGTAGTCTTTCCTGATCCTAACCAGATAGTCGCATTATACCATTTGGCTCCACAGAAACTAGGAGATAGTTTGTCTATAACACGTTTCTTGTATTCTAGATCTGATTCGTTAAATTTTTTCGGCATTTGCTAATTTCTCACATTCTAACCAGAAGTTATATAATTCTGGAAAAGTAGCACAAAAGTTTTTTCTATGTCTTTTATCTTTTTCTTTAAAAAACAAATAAAAATTTTTCATTGCTCTTTCTCGATCAAACTTTGTATCGCTCTCGATCCAATCAATAAGGCGCTGTACTTTACTAACTTCGAAATCGCTAAATCCCATAAATTGATTCCACTTTCCTTCTTTGTTCTGCATCATATACTTCTTTACTTCTTTAAGTTCAGAAATCATTTCAGGGAGTAATTTGGGATTGAGATAATCGGGATCGATCAACTGCGGAATATCAAACCAAATAAGTTGGCGTCTTTTGCTAAACTTTCTACGTAATTTTAAAATATTTTTCATATACTCTAAAATTCTACCGTAACTTAAAGCATTGAAAGTAATAATAAAAGTAAGACTATGTCTTTCCCCGTTGGTTAAAAAATCTTTAACATTGCTTAGTAACAAATCAAAATTCATACCTTCACGAATATATTCTGCTTGCTCTCCCCAAGAATCTAAACTACAAAATAACATAAAATGATCTATGGCCTGTACTTCATTTATTTCTTTTAAAGCACTAATAAACTTTTGCCATTGGTTACCTGGGGGACAGCAGTTACTGGTAATACTAAGATGTAGATTTTCTTTAGGATGATTTTTTACATAATCAAACATTCTAAAAGTATTCTTATCCATTAAAGGCTCGCCGCCTGTCATACGGAAAGTCTGTAATGTAGGATAAATTTGAGGCAACCATTCCCAAAATGCTAAAAGGTATGGATTATCTGGACTATTATCTAAAGGGATCTCATTATCAATCCATGTTACATCATTGTGCCATCTATCTGTAAGTATGTAGGCTCCTTGCTTCTTGACCTCTTCGTACCACGCCGTACTCAGATGAGGACTACAGTAACTACATTTAAAATTACATGCCTGATTAAAATTTACTTCAACGTATCTAGGTTTAGCATTACCAATTTCTGCTACGTCTAATGCCTCTTTAATTAATCCCGGTTCGTATACATCTTTGCTTCGATATGCTCGATCACTTAACTCGTTACCACTATCTTCAATTTGCCAGCAAAAATCACACTCCGATGGCCTAATCCCATCCAACATTAGTTTACGTTGAGATTTCTTATATTTTGTATTATGTAATGCACTAACATCAATTTTTACTTCCTCAGGAGGAATGGCGTGTGCCCTGGGATGATAACAACTGTGAGTTCTACCGGATGGAATATGAATACTTACATTAAACCATTTGGCCAAACAAAAACTAGGGCTAACATTGTCTAATTCCTTTTTGACAAATTCTGCATCTAGCATATACCTAGATTGATATTTTCCATCAATCTTGCGTAGTTCATTACCTTTTATATTTCTATTAAATGTCATACTGTCGTCTGAGCCAATCAAAGTCATTAATTTTTGCCAATAATTCTTTATTACCTTTGCATTCTTCTCCATACTTTCTACCTTCTTTGGCTCCTCTAATTGCATATTCGCCGAACGGTTTATCATCGCCAACTGAACACCATATATCCAATCTCTTAGTAGTTTCCTCGTCGTTCTGCCTATCAATTGTTCTACTACTTAGTTTTACACATTCTCTAAAAGCCGATTTCCAGGTATTGAATGGATCTGTATTAAATGCAGTTATATTTGATACCTTATCAATAATTCTAAAATTTCTGCTTATAGAAGTAGTCATATCTGCAGATGTAACGTCCATGTTCAAAGTTAAATTCCTAGGTAATAATTTAACACCACCATATCCGTATTCTAAATTGTTTATAGGATTTCTACTTCTCCATACATGTACAGCATTTCTCATATGATAATTGACCGCAAAAGAAAAACTAAAATCATCTTCTATAATAGCATCACCGTCGACTACCCAAAATAAATCTGTTGAAGCAAGTTTCGCTGCTTCAATATGCGCTTGGTGAATTCCTTTTACCCCGTGTATTCTTTTGGCATGCGGAAATCTATTTGTTAGTTTTTCATAATTTGAATCTGCATTAGGCTCATTGTAACTGATAAAAACTATATCATATGTTGCTGTCTTAGGAATAGATGCTAATATAGACCATTCTTTCTTTTCTATGAAAAATCTATTATTAAATTCTTTTTCAGACACAAGTTTATGTCTACTAAAAAGAACGATTCCGTCATAATAGTCTCCATTTAAAAATACATGTGTCATTTTCCTATCGTACTCATTATCGATAGGAAAATAAATGTCAAATTTGAATTCAGGAGAAACTATGACATCATCGGGAACCATCCAGAACATCTCTGTGGGAGAATTCTCGATAGTTGAGAGATATTCATCATAGGTTTTGATTGAAGACATATTTTGCGTAGATTACTGGGCCGCTAGCCACAATATCCCATTCTTTTCTTTGAACTGGGTAACGATGTTCAACTTCTTTCTTAGTAAGTGGGGCATGTTTAGAGCAGAGAAAGATTCCGTTATAAGAATCTTTACCATTAACCCTATGAATAAAAGCATGATTTTGTTTTCTGTCTATAGTATTATGATGACTTATATAAATGTCAAACTTAAATTCCTCTATAGGTGATAAATTTCTAGAAGTCATCCAAAACATTTCTGTTGTTGTTTTTTCTAGTGCTTCTTGATATTCATCAAAAGTATCAATGTAAAAAATATCAAACTGTTTAGGATTACTGGCCACAACGTCCCATTCTTTTTTATCGACTAAAAATCTATGATTAAATTCTTTTTCAGAAATTGGTTTATGTCTACTAAGCAACATAACTCCATCATAATGTTCTCCGTTTTTAAAAACATGATTAATTTTTCTATCAAACTCGTTTTCGTGTGAAAAATAAGTTTCAAAATTAAAGTTAGCATCGATTACTACATCGCTTGGTATAAACCAAAACATTTCAGTAGTATCGGTTCTTTCTAATGCATCTAGATAATCTTGATAAGTTTCAATGGTATAAGAAAACTGACCGTACTCATTAGGAACGCTGGCTAATATAGGCCATTCTTTTCTAGTGATAGGAAATCTATTTTCAATTTCCTTTTTAACCATTACATGATTTTTAGAACATAAAAATATACCGTTATAAGATTCTACTAAACCTATGCGATGGAGAAACGCATGATTCTGATTTCTATCGACTGTATTATGATGAGGAATATAAAAATCAAAATTAAAACTAGGATGATTTTTAATATTTTTAGATGTCATCCAAAACATATCTGTTGTAGATTTTTCTAGTGCGAGAAGATAGTCCTTATAATCATTTATAGTAAAAATATCGAACACTTTAGGCCGACTCGCTACAATGTCCATTTCTTTTTTATTAACGTAAAATCTTACTTTAAATTCTTTTTCGCTTACTGTTGCAGATTTAGGAAATAATGTAATACCGTCATAGTTTTCTCCGTTCTTGAATACATGAATATATTCCAAATCCCATTTCGGTACAACGTAATCTAATTTGAAATCATGTTCTACAATAACATCATTCCAAACTACCCAAAACATTTTAGTAAATGCTTTAGATTTAATTTGATCAAAAGATCTAATATTTTCTAATTTCTGAGCAGACGGAAATCTTATTTTGAAATTTTCAAAATCTTCATCATTGATATCTGTCCTACTTATATAAAAAATATCATACATCGTCTGGCATCCTAAAATATGTTCTACATAATTCTATAGTTTCATTGTATATGTCGTAGACATTCTTGCTTTGAATCTGGTCATAATTAGCCCAATGTAGTCCTAGACCTAGGCTGATTTTTTCGCCTAATTCAATTGTTTTTTCTCTGATCCAATTTTTGTCTAATTCGTGTGGCTTTACCTGTTCATCATAAATGGCACGAAGAATTTCAAAATCTCTAACGTCGATGTAATTCCAATCGGTGCAATTAGCCATATAGGTTCCCATTCGAGATCCTAGTACAGCAAACTCTCCATTTTGCTCATGGGCACCGACGGTTGACCACATACGTAGCCTATGTATATTGTGCCACCAAATTCTCTGCTGTATTTCCATAGGCGGTACTTTGACGCCGTCAAGCAATGTCATCTTAACACCTTCGCGAAATCCTGCCCGCCATGCTTGGAATGGTGATCCTGTAACTATACTCTCACTGAAACTCATAGGAAAATTTTGATATCCATCTTCCCAACAAAAATCAACTTGACCCCTATCGCTATCAGAGTTTTCATGAGTTTTCATACCAAGGACAAATTCCTTGTTCCATATTTTTAAACCACCGTTGCCGTAACGTAAAGCGTTTACTCTATTTCTTCCACACCATCCATATACTTGTATTTTTGGATTAGACATTTCTAAATCCAAACTAAAAAATTTTGTATCTACAATATTATCGGCATCGACAGAAACGAACCAATCAGTCTCACTAGTTTCTGCTGCTGCTTTATGAGCATGGTCTGAACCTTTAACTCCGTGTATGCGTTTTGCCCAAGGAACTTTATTACACAAATCTGCATAATGCAAATCTGCATTAGGTTCATCATAACTTAAAAAAATAATATCAAATTCTATAGTTCTCATTTTATATCAATCACGTAATTTGGAAATATTCTTTTTGTATAAATGCTAAATTTATCAGGAATACTATTTAATTTAAAGGTTTTACTTTTACCAACAATGTCATCAATTTTAAATTTAATAACTTCAAAAACTATATTAGGATCATTATAATCTGTAATTAGAAACGTCATAGTTGTAGATCCATCCCAATGAAGTTTCCTTTTACTTTGAGAGCCTGATTTTCTAGTCCCGCCTAATCTATCTGTTAATTCAAATCTTAAGGATCTAGATGTCGTTAGATATTTTACATAAACATCTTCTTTATCAATCGAGGACCATTTCTTTTCTACGATTCTATGTAATAAATCATCAATTTTATTGAGAACTTTCAATTCGGCAATTTCAAATTTTCCCGAATCGAGATCTACAAAACAATTTTGTAATTGAATTTTACCTTCATGAATAAGACTAGCAGTTTCGTCGTCTAATTCAACAAGTGTTCTAGAGTTAGGCAATGCTGTATTAGGATATACACCAGAAATAGATCCGTTAACAGGATCAAATAGCGCAAAATATTTTATAGGTTCTTGCTTAAAACTTTTAATCCATTCATCAAAGTCTATTTCTGCCATAGCACTTCCTCTTGTAAACTTATAATTTCATCTGTGATGATATCTTTTTTTACATAATGCACTATATCATATTGTTTAAAATTAGATATCTTTAATTCGTTACTAGAATTAAAATAAAAGCCAACATGGTCTGACCAATCATCTGATGGCCAGGGCCAGTTTTGAATCATACCTTTCATATGAACTACTTTAGGAAATTCTAAAGGAAAGGCTATTTGGTCAGATATATCTAAAATTTTTGCTGATAGAGCAAATGCTTCGTCAGTACCCATAATTTTAGGCTTCATTTTAGATAAAAAAGAATTTGAAAATTCTTTGGGATTTTCAATTATATAACGACCTAACGTAAAAAATTCTTTTGACAGCATGGAATCCGATTTAAAGAAAGTAAAAAATGAATATAGATTTGGTAATTCGTTTTTAGAAAATGCTTTTCTATAAAAATCATTGTTTACTTGCTCACTGCGATAGGTCCAAGAATTGTTGGCAACATATAACTCTGTGTTTTCAATAAAAAACTCTACGCAATGGCTCATATCTCTAAAAAATAACATGTCTGCATCTAAGCATATCGTGTAATCCCAAGGAGTCAGTTGATCCATATAAGACCGACCGTTCCATCCCTTCTGTTCATTGTAAGGAATAATTTTATCAAAAACCCAAGTAGATTTAAATCTAGATAGATCATCCGGATCATCAGTCACTAGTGCAACATTATTAAATCCCCATTTTTGAGTATTTTTAATACTCATAGCCAACGAATATGCCATCTTATGATAATCTACATCATTATTTTTGGCTACAACTATAAGATATCCGAATGTCATATCAACTCCATTAACTCTTTGCTATGTCTAACAATACTTTGTTTATTCATAACATGTACATCGATATCTTTAATTGAACTTACAAAATATGTGTCGGGTGCCTGCGAGTTATTAATTAAAAAATGTAGTTTAGAGTTGGTGACCTTTATAAGCATATCACGATCTTGAACTGTTAATAATGGAGGTAAACTGTCGCAATCGTCAATATTAAATCCATCCATGATGTGTTTAGCAACACTGAAAACAATATCATTCCTGAATTGCTTTATGTTGAACCTATAAAGATCACCAAAAACTTCGTATTCGTTTGAAATTGTTTCTAATAATTTAAAAAACGTTTCTGCTTCTTTATCTTTACTGAACATCACAGTAGTAGCCCAATAAAGGTGCGGACCCGTTTCAGATACTGTTTTATCAAGATATCCTATTCTATCACCTACTATATCATTGACAGAATGTCCTATTAAAACACTTGCTCGATGATCCCAATACTCTGATAATCTGTCAGAGAATATTAAAAAATCGGAATCAATTAATAACGTTCTATCGTACGGTGTTAGATCATACGCTTGATATCTAGTTGCATTAAGAAAAGGAATTAATTTAGACTGACTTCCGTCGTTCAATTTTCTAAGATTGTTATTGTCTATTCTTTTTGTTAAAATAATTTTGTCAAAAACTTGTTCGGCTTTTTCTAGCACACCAGAAGTTTTCATCCACTCTTTTGTTTCCGTGTCAGTAACTAAAGATACCGGAACATTAAGATATTTCTTGGCTAGGCCGCCAGAAATGATTGATAACAGAGCATAATCAACTTCTCTGTTATTATGGGCGAATAACAGAACACCTTTTTTCATAGATCCACCAATTTCTCAACAGATCTACTCTTACGAATTTTTTCGTATTCTTGATAATACTCGTTAGTTGAAGTAAAGTATCTATCTAATATTTCATCTCTAAATGCTGCAAGATCCGAGACAAGGATTGGGTTTTCATTACTGTCTAGTAGTACAACGTCATTGACCCGCTCTTGTCCGATTAAGAATTGAACAAACGAAATTAAATTTCGATCAATTTTGAAAATACCGCCATTGTATCCAAAAGTAAGACGGGCATCAATTTTTTCTTTTAGGGCTTTCCGTTGAATAGCCAAAGACTGTTTATAATTTGAAAAGTCGAGTGCTTGTTTTAGTAAAGTATCCATAAAACCTCCATTAAACTACCAGTTTATTTATATACTGGTTTAGAGGTTCATGAAATAAGTGAGTTAAACTAAAATGGTATATTCGAGATATATTATTCCGTTAGTACCGTTACCGCCAGAGCCTTGAGGTGCATCGTTTTTCCCACCAACGCCGCCACCGCCACCGGCACCAGGTCCACTTCCGTCTTTTCCGTTCTCGCTCAAATTGTTAGGAGATCCTATGCCGGTAATAAGCATAGCAACTCCGGCCGGATTCCCGGAATTATAAGATCCTGTATTAGAACCGATTAATGTTACAGAATTTATACCTTGATTTACATCAACAGTAATACTAACTGCTGCCCCTGCAAAATTATTCGATGTTGATAATATTGTCGTACCATTTAATTGGATAGAACCGCTGTTATCTACCTGCATACTAAACGTATATCGTCCTGTAAAAGGAAATGTAATATTAACAGTTCGCGTATAAGATCCTGCTGCTAAATTATTGTCCCATACCGCATGGGCATTCATGGACGAGTTCCATGCAGGATATGTCACACTTCTTGAATTAGGTATAGACCTTGATGAATAACTAAAATTCACAGCAGGGATTCCGCCGGCTCCGCCTGTACTATATCCAGGAACACCACCACCGTTACCGCCCGATTGTGTATTTGAACCAGAAGTTTCTTGTCTTACCGTTGTTCCATTAGCACCATTACTGCCGCCTGGTCCTGAAAGACCTCCCACATTAAAGTGGCTACTTGCTACGCCGGCCGATGCAGGCAATCCCCCCGGAACACTTACGCTGTTGAAATAAGTTGCGCCTCCAGCGAGTCCCTGCAGTCCTCCTGGACTTACAGATATAGCACCTAAACCTCCCCTTCCACATCTATATTTTATTTGCGAACCCGGAGTCACTGTCATTGTTCCAGTTATCTTACCACCAGATCCTCCTCCACCACCTCCTGATAAGAATGGATTTCCTTCGCTGCCGGTTGACCCGCCAGCACCTGCACCTATCAAAGTATAAGATACCGAAGTTACATCGCTAGGTACTGTCCACGTTGGATCAACCCACGAACTTCCTGAAAAACTAAACCTATATGTTCCTAGAGATGTTAAAGTTACATTTACTTTTTGTGCTACCCTTGGTGGGGGTGGGGGTGGGGGTATAACTGCCGGCGGAGTGGGTGGTTGAACTACTGGGGCTGCTGTAACAGTGAAACTAGCGGTGGCTGTGGTTGATCCCCCTGGGCCGATAGCAGTTACGACATAAAGATATGATCCTGCTGTGGGAGGTCTTTCAATAACTTCGCCGATAGGTAAAATACTACTTACATTTTTAGTAGTTGCAATACTTGATAAATTTAAACCATTAGAATATACCAATGTCGAATTAGTAGTGGCTATAGTGAAAACTATAGGATTACCTGCTATCACACTAGCAATATTAGGTGTTACTATAACAGTAGGACTAGGAACAACTATTGGTGTTTGAGAAGTATCATTTATTCTAATACTAACCGGAAGACCTAAACCTCCATTAAGTGTCATAGTGAATGTTTCTCTAGGTTCCGTGGTTAAATCAGCAGCGATATTATAGGTTACAGAAGCAGTATTACTGTTAACTGTAAAATATCCAGACAAAGGTTGGCCGCTAATATCTGCGCTCGATACTCCGCTTAGAGTATAATAGACATTAGTTCCATTAGAAACATTTTCAGTTCTTAAAGTAAATGTAACCGATTGACCTTCGTTAACATAATCTTGAGGGGAAACACTCAACACATACCTTGGGACTACTGAAGGATTGATAACCATCATTCTCGATGATGTTACTTCTCCTAATTGATTAGATGCATGTAAAACGAATGTCTTAGTAAACGGTTCCGATACTGCTATTTGACCGCCTTGGCTACTGAACGGTCCCGAATTAGGCACCGAGCCTATACCTTCGATCCATGTGTAAATTGAATTTCTAGTTCTCCATTCCAATGTTGCCGCACTTCCAAAATTAGAAGGATTTGGAATAGCATAAAATGATCTAATTACCGGTAAGGGTAAACTTAAATTCGATTGGAACGACGATATAATCGCCGATGACGGCGGCAATACTGTAAACGAGGCCGGAGCCTGTCCAGGATACAAGATCCCTGTAGGTTTCAACATCGAAACATTCAATGTCATTCTACCGGAAACTTGATCCCCGGGTCCTACATCCATTAGATCTGAATAACTGTCTATCCATTGAATGGTAAAAATTATCTGAGTTGCACCTGCGTTAGAATTGTCTGCTACATCAGATCTTACTAAAATTCTCCAAGAATTCTGATTATAAATTCCACCTATATTGTATGTGAAAAAAACCTGATTTTGATTAGTTAAATTATAAAATCCTATAGGAGAAGTTGCTGCACCGAATGATGGAGTTCCTGTATTTGAAGTTAAAACTGTCCACGAATAACTTTGATCTGTGCCTAACACATCTTCGAAACTTGAATTTAATCTGATTTGTCCGCCACTATTAAAAAACCATCTTGCCCTATTTGCATCAGTGAACGATACTGTCACTGTTGTTTGTAGTGTAACATTGAACACAACGTCTTGGGTTCTTGATGCTAAGGTTTCAATAGAATATTGATTTGATCCTATTTCATATCGTTTATTTCTTGCTACAGCAACAAGATCTGCATACTGTTTATTAGGGTGTTGATCCCCATAAGTGATTTCGTCGCCTATCGCTGGCGCTGCGATACTAGGAACTGTTCCTGTTTGATGTAATAACGCATTAATAATATCATATCTTAATGCATCCCATTGTGCCTTTGTTACAAAATTTCCTACGGCTACTGCTGTGGCATTTAATGCTTGTCCGTAACCATAGGTTCCTGAGCCGTTTGCTACAACTTCGGATATCGAATCTCGGATATCATTATAATCCGGAACCCTAATTAAATCGGACGATGCCATCTTTTCATTCCTTAAGTACCTAGAAATGGAGTTATTGTATAACTTGATGGCCCAGCAATGTTAAATGAATTGGCCACCAATGAAGGATATAATGCTCCGGTCGCTCTCAACTGACTCACATTTAGTGTTAAAGACCCTTGTACAAGGTCTCCCGGTGGTGGCAATCCTGGATCTGTATAAGAATCAACCCAATAAGAATAAAATGTAAGTGTAGTTGCCGTCCCTAACGAGTTATTGGCTACATTAGAAAATGCCTGTAACCTCCAAGTATTCATAGAATATGATCC